ATGATTAAGATTCCCGGTGATTTGAATGTTGTGACGGGCTTAGCTCCAACTGCTGGAGGTTCAGCTGCGACTGGCGATTACATCTCTCTCAAGAATGCCCACAGGGTTTGGATTGTCTTTTCTGTGAAGCAAGGCGAAGCGACTGTGCCAGTGCTTTCAGTGATGAAGGCAACTGTTGTCGCTGGAACTAGCGCAACTGCGATGACCGAAGCAGCCCGCATTTTCTCGACACTCGACTGTGCTACATCTGATGTTTTGGTGGAACGGACGGCTGCTGCCTCTTATTCGCTGGATGCTGCTTTGAAAGATAAGCTGGTTGTGTTCGAGATTGACCCAGCTGCAATCGGAGCGTATGACTGCATTGCTGCTAAGGTGGCAGCTTCTAATGCTGCGAATATCACATCTGCGCTGTATGTTGTAGAAAGTCGGTATGGAACTAAAACCCAGCCGTCTATGATTGTTGACTAACCAATTGGTGGGGCGTTTTACCGCCCCACCTAAAATGAGAGCGTATTATGGCGGATTACTGCACAATCGCAGAAGTCAAGAATATGATGCCCGATGTAGAATGGGCTTCCGACTATGATGCTACGATATTGAGCCTCATCTCTCGGGCATCCAGAGCTATTGACCGCTGGACTGGGCGTGAGCCTGATGCTTATTGTGCTCCGGAGACCACTCGGCTATTTGATGGGGCTGGCAATTCTGAACTTTATATTGGTGAGTTAGCTGCTGCCCCGACAGAAGTTAAGGTTGCGTGGGATGGCATAACGTTCGAACTGTTAGATGCGGCAGAGTATTATTGCTTGCCGATAAACTCTCTCCCATTCAATTATTTACGGCTTGAGTTTGGCACGTTCCCGTGCATGCGTAGATCTGTCCAAGTGAAAGGAAAGTTCGGATATAGTCTATCAGTTCCTGATGATATAAAGCAAGCCGTGATTATGCAGGTTATCCGCTGGTATAAGCACGGTCAGCAGGCGTTCCAAAACACCGCAGCTTCAAACGAATTTGGCACACCTCAGTATGGCGGGCTGGATGAAACAGTTAGCTCTATTTTAGAGGCTTATCGGAAGGTCACAATATGAGCTATTCTATTGGCAATGCGTTAGCTTGGCTTCAAGCTGAGTTAGCTAAAATTGATGGTATAAAAGAAGCGCCCGCAGCTCCGCCTGAAGCAATGGCTCAATTCCCATTCGCTTTGGCTTATGCCAGCAGCTTTAGCTCGATAGGTGGCTCAGGCTTTGAGGAAGTTCTGGACGTGCTGGTTGTTGAGATCCACGTTGCAAGGCAAGTGCTGCCGAAATCATTCCCGATAGCGCTTAGCTTTAGAAATGAGGTGATTGGCATTCTACTTGCCGACCCAACGTTTGGTGGTAATGTAGACACTTACACCGATGTGCGTGGAACATTCGGCTGGCTGCAGTATGCAGGCGAAAGCCATTTAGGCTGGCGCATTGAAATTGAAGTGAAAGGAAAGATAGGATGCTAAAGTATATTGGCAATGCATCGTTAGCTGACATACCCGCCAGAGATTTGACTGATGATGAAGTCAAGATTTATGGCGGAGAGGAATTTCTACTCTCGACTGGGCTATATGCCAAAGTTGAAGTAATAAAGCAAAGCAAGACTTTGCATGAGAATAAATTATTGCAGCCTGAGAGTGAAGACAAAGGCTGTTCAGGCTGTTAGGAGGATAGATGGCTGGAATTAAGAAATTGCGCAGAATACAATTAGGCAAGGAAGTGACTGCTGGGCTTGCTGTTGCTGCTACGACAAAATGGCGTGGGACTGGCACGTTAGAGGATAAGCGTGAGGCTTATTTTCCTGATGAGGATATTGGCTTTATTGTGCCAGTGAACCGTGCGTTTTTCCCGTTCACGCAAGGGCAGTTAGATTTGGATGAAGTCCCTGCCACTTTTGAACAGCTGCCCCATATCTTGGCGATGGGCGTTGATGGAGTTGTATCAGGAACGAAAGATGGTATTGGTACTGGTTATGTATATACTTATGCTTTCCCAACGACTACAGTCAAGACGCCCAAGACTTATACAATTGAGGGCGGTGATAATGAGCAAGTCGAGCAGATGGCTTATACCTTTGCCGAGAGCTTCAAACTAAGTGGCAAGCGGAAAGAGCCAATCATGATGAGCGCCACGCTGATTGGCAGTGATGTTAGTGTTTTATCTGGAGGCTTTACTGCAGCTGCGACCTTACCGACTGTTGAAGAGATACTTTTCCAGAAGGCAAAACTCTACATTGATTTGATTAGTGGAACGATTGGAACAACTGAGATTGGCTGCACGTTATATGAGTTTAGCCTTGATGTTACGACTGGTTTTCAAGCGCTCTATGCTGCCAGTGGCTCGCTTGGTTGCTGCAAGATTATCGCCTCGACCCCTGAGCTAAAGCTGCACTTAGTATTTGAGCATAATGCCAGCTCTATTGCCCAGAAGGCTGCTTGGCGCTCACTCACTCCGAAGCTCATACGGATTAAGAGTGAAGGTTCGGCTTTGGCGACTGCTGGGACATATACCAATAAGACGCTCATCATTGACCTTGCCGGCATGTGGGAGAAGTTTGATAAGTTGGGTGAGGATAATGGAAATGATATTATCGAAGCCGACTTCCGTGTTGCTTATGATGCAACTGCAGCCAAGTATGCTGAAATCAAAGTAGTAAACGAGTTAGCGAGCTTACCATGATAAGAATTGAGATACCGTCCAGAGACACGCCGGGCTTCTTGCGCAGGGCTAAGAAAAGCATCGAGCTGATGCAGAAGGCTGCTGACCCGCAAAGCAACCCGAATATCATCGATGATTTGATAGAGTTTATTCTGGGTTATGTCATTGAGCCCGCTGACCGAGATGAAGCCAGAGAACAATTGCTTGATGCTTCTGAAGCACAGTTAGGTGAAATCATTGCCCAGATTGGTGGATTAAACCAAAACCCTACCTCACCGAGCCCGAGCAATTAAGATATAAGTCTTGGATGCGAGGGTTCGGTGATGAACCGCCTTACTGGGCTGTTGTGCTTGACTTGAGTGAGACATATGGCATTGCCCCGTGGGACTTTGAAGAAAGATGCACACCAGAATGGTTTCACCGAATGATAATGCGCCGAGATGAGGTCATACGTAAAATGAACAAAGCTGGGCACAATGGCTGAGAAAAATATTCTCGAAGTTATCATTACTGGTAAAGATGAAGCCAGTGGCAAGCTAAGTGGTATTTTAGGGACGCTTGGTGGACTTGGCAAAACCGCTGGCATTGTCGGTGGTGCTCTTGGTGTAGCTGGTGGTGCAGTTGTAAAGTTTGCTGGCGATCTGGCGACGTCTGCTGCGCCCGCAGAGGCAGTGACCAATACATTCAAAAACCTTGCAGCCTCGATTGGCGAAGAAGCTGCCCCGATGCTCGAAGAATTGCGTCAAGCCACAAGGGGGATGGTTGCTGATACCGACTTGATGCAAGCCACGAATAAGTTCATGTCGATGGGCTTGGCAGATAGCTCTGAAGAAGCTGCAAAGTTAGCAGAAATGGCAACCCAGCTTGGCTCTGCAATGGGCATGGATGCTACAGCATCAATGGAAGACTTTGCCCAGATGCTGGCTAACCAAGCCATCCCTCGCTTAGATAACTTCGGCATTTCCTCAGGGCAAGTTCGTACTCGCATTGATGAGCTGATGGCTGCCGACCAGAACCTGACCCGTGAGCAAGCTTTTATGCAAGCTGTTATGGAGCAGGGTGAAACCTCAATGGCTAAAATCGGTGAGCAGTCTGGCACAACCGCTGCCAGTATGGCACAAGTACAGGCGCAGCTGGAAAACCTCAAGATAAGTATTGGGACTGCATTGCTGCCCATTCTTGGAGAGCTTGCTAAGGCTGTAACTCCATTAATCCAAGAGATTGGACCTGTTCTTGTTGATGTAGCTGGTCAAGTTGGTGGAGTAATCACTAGTGATGTTATCCCTGCTTTACTTCCGCTTATAGAAAAGTTATTGCCCCCCATTCTTGACCTGTTGCCATCTATTGTTAGCTTATTTGCTTTATTGGCTTCAAACCTCATGGAAGCGCTTGCCCCAGTGCTGGACACACTTGTTTTAGTATTAATTGATCTGATAGACCAGTTCACGCCACTTCTTGAGACCTTACTTCCGCCATTGATAGATTTAATTGGTTCGCTAATGAAAATAGTTGAGCCTATTTTGACAATAGCTACATCTTTATTGAGCAATATTGTTATTCCACTAATTGAGCTATTGTTACCGCCGCTCATTGATTTACTTGATAAAGTCGTTGGTGTTGTTAGCACATTAGCTGGATGGTTAGCTGACCATCTGCAGCCTGCATTTGATGCGATCGGCGATGCAATTTCAAATGTAATCGGATGGTTTGAAAGTCTAAAGGATAAGTTGTCTAACATCCATTTGCCTGACTGGCTGACCCCGGGGTCGCCTACGCCGTTCGAGCTTGGCTTGCGTGGAATTGCCAGTGCGTTGAAAGAAGTAAATGGTGATATTGGTGGATTGACTGTGAATGC